ATTGAATGTATTGTAAACTTTACCACAGAAACGAGCGTTGGAGCTGCGCAAGATGTACTTTTCTGCAATCTTGTTATCAAGCCAAGAATCTGGCACATAGGATGTCCACTTTAAATAGGGATTATCATCTGCTTTCTTCATCAACTCATAACATTTCTGCATAGTAAGTTCTTCACACATCCCTATTACCGGGAATGTGTCCGCCATCATATTGCTAAACCACGCAAAGAAGTTCCTTTCTAACCATCGCCATTTCCATCGCTTCCACGGTGTGGTGTAGTTAGTTATGTCAAACTTATAATAGCAATCTAAAAACATCGCCTTAAAAGTTGCAGCAACTTCCATACCACCATGTTGCTCATGGAAAACAACAGTTTCCACCTCCTCGGGAGGGGGTGGAGATGGGACTTCAATGACCTCATCACTTGTCAATGTACTCGTAGTATCAACCTCCGGTATCGTAGATGGGGGTGGTGGACAAACGCAATACGTGGCAGGTAAAGAACATTCTGGACAGAGATTCAATCTCTCTCCAACATCCTTTGTCCAATCGGATATTAAATCCTGGCCAGCAAAGTGTGTCCTGGTAGCCTCCCTAAGAAAAGGGAGAAATCTATCCATACTCACGTCTTCCATAATACCTTTTGAATCCTCGTATAATACCCAAGAATAATCGTCAGGTGTGTGAAAAACATCACGATCTTCCGTACAATACTGCTCAACAGCTTTCTTAGGACGTCGTGCGATTCCAATACCTGATTTGACTTTCTGCTTAGTACTCATTTTGAGGTTCGGGACAATTTTCACATAGGAACATGAGATCAACCATATATCTTGAATGGAGAACTCTTTATCTTTGTAAAAATCGACAACTTTGTCAGTGTCTAATTCATTGGTATTCTTCTTACGGAACTGAGGTTTAACCTTTAACTCAATGTGCAATTTAGGTCGTCGCACAATAGATGCTGGTTCATTAGAAAAATCTCTAGCACCTAAGTCTTTAGTATTGGTAGTTATGGTAACCACTTTGGGTTCTATAGCTACCTTACCCTTTCTCTCTATATCAGCCATCTCTGCATAAATACGAACATTATTACAGTAATCGATAATTTTCTGAGCAGGGTTCACTTCAGACTTGTCAGCCTTGCTATTATTCCAATCATCTAACTTCATAGCTGTCATGTAAGATCGCCAATTTGTATCATGTTTGGAATTTGGATTTAAGGTGGTGATGTATTCATCTCGACTTTCAAAACCATTCACTTGCAGGATGTAGGGCACAATAAAATCGACCAAAGTCGATTTACCTACCCCAGACTTACCAAAGACGCTAATCATATAAGGTGCAACTCGAGAACCACCCTCAATTCTCTTTTGGGTATATTCCGAATATTCTTTCTTAATATTGACTAAACGTTCTTGGACTAATTTCCTTTCAAAACCACTCGGTAGAATTGCTGTCAACTGGTCACCAACTTCAATAAAAGAATTAACTCTCCGCTCGAATTCTTGAGCTGAAGTGTCCATCTTAATCAGGTTCCCAGCAATTGCAGCTGAGAATAAACCTTGAAGTTGAATATATTCATCATCAAATTCCAATAACTTTCGATCTCCAAATAACAGTGGTTTCAATGAGCCAGTCTTAATAGCATAATAACCACCTTCAGCGAAGAAGGTTACTGTTGCGAGAATGGCATCAAATAAACTTGTAGCATTGATATGAGAGTTGTGTACTTGTTTTGCAAATAGTCTAACTCCCGCAATTTCGAAGTCATTGAATTCCGTTGAAATTATACCCATGGCTACGAACATACCTAGTAACTCAGATATTTTGGCAAAAGCTGGATTTTTAACAGCTTGCTTCCATTCTGAATTCAAGGTTTTGATATGACAAAGCCAATCGGGATCAACAGGAACACTACCTTGAGGCGTCATGCAAAAAGATTCAATGAGAGATTTCGCTTTCATAAGAAAGGATCCTCTGTAGCAATTTTTCGCATATAAAAGAAGGACACATGAGAGATTTTCGATAGTGGCGCTGGTGTAAACAGCACCAATAAGAATAGTAATCCCTTCAATAAAGGAAGCAACGTCATCGGCTTTGGAAGCTAGAATTTTCTTTTGAGCCCAACTAAAGGCACCCTGCTCTTGTAGAGTATGGATACCATTAGATTTAAGATCTCGTCGGAAGTCGGCTAACTTCGTTGACCAGGAGGAAGTTGGTTTCTTGTCTCGAGGGAATTTCTTTTTCTCTGTTTTCTCCTTACCGCCCTGCGGTTTGAGTGTTGGTGGAGAACGCTTACGTGCCTTAGGATTTCTAAGCCTATAGCACTGGTTCTTGGCAACTGAATGCCGAGGAAGACACGTAAGTTTCACTACGCGCATTGCATAGCGCTTTAGTGTGGGTGACTTAAGGTTCCTCTGGTGACGACGCCGAGATTTCGGTGATCTCCGCCGTCTTTTGGTGGTTTGCGATTTTGTGAGCCCTGCAGGCGTGTGTGGCATCGTGGAAGATACCCGCATGTTTTGGGAAGCTCGATGTCCAAAGACACGAGCGTACGAGCCATCACTGACTCGCATCGGTTTTGAGAGCTGAGAGGATCTAAGATCGATCAGCGTTTGTGCCTTTACATTAGGCTCACAGGGTTTTGCAATTGACCCAGACCACGATAAACTAGTAGAAGGAGACATTTTTATATTTATAAAAAAGTCCACTTCCAATAGTTTACCGCTACATTCCCATGTAACGATAAACGATACGGAAGTAACCCCCAAGCTTTGAACAGATGCTAAGCTGGCTGTCGCGGAATTCATCGAACAATATCTACTTGGGATTGTAGGTGTTCTCATTCCTATTCTTGCAATGGTTCATGCCTAAGCATTACTACTAAGTATTCACAAAGTAGCACACAAAGTACAATTTCACCACGTACCCCTTTTCAGAGTACGCAGTGTCAATCATATTAACGTTTCAAACGTTAAAATCTTGACCACAACAAGAACTAAGGGGTCGGCGTTTGCCTACCT